AAGAGTAGGTTACGTTTACGACACAGCCGCAGCAGATTACATTCCATTTACAGGACCACCAGCAGCACTGCCATCGGGTATGCTAACAATGACTGCTGCTAGTACAGCACCAACGGGTTGGATGTTATGCAATGGTTCAGCAGTTAGTCGTACTACATATGCTGATTTGTTTACAGCCATTGGCACAACTTACGGTGTAGGTGATGGTACAACTACCTTTAATATTCCTGACTTACGTGGTCGTGTTCCAGTCGGAACGGATTCTAGTCAAACAGAGTTTGATGCACTTGGTGAAACTGGTGGTGCTAAAACTCACACTTTAACTGAAGCACAACTACCAAGCCATACTCATTCTATTAACCATGATCATGCATCATTTGGTACAACCGATGGTGCTGGCAATCACAATCACCCTTGGAGTGGTGTTAACAGTGATGCTGGTATTTCAGGTCAGGGTGGAAACTACCCATTCCGAATCTTTCAAGATATTGCAACCAACTGGGGTGGAAGTCAAAATAGCATGGGTGGTGCTGGCGCACATAACCACACTATTGATGTTCCTAATTTTACTGGTACTTCTGGAAGCACGGGTTCTGGTTCTGCTCATAATAATTTACAGCCTTACATATCAATTAACTACATAATTAAAACATAGGAAATTAAAATGGAAATAGTAACAACTGTAATTAATCCAATAGATAATGAAGAGGTTGAAGTTACTCTTAAAGTAAATGTAAGAGTTAGCGTTACCGATGAAATTAAAATTCTTAGTGTAGATGCATTTGGTTCAAAGGAAGTTTAAAAATGGCTTGTCGTACAGGATGCCCAACACAGGACTGTGAATCATACGCAGACTGCTGTAAAGGTGTAGCTATTAATAAGTCCAGCCTACGACCATAGTATGCTAGGATTATAGCATGGTTAAAATTGCAGCTTATGCTATAGCTAAGAATGAATCTAAACATATTAAACAATGGGTAGATGCCACTAAAGGTGCAGATGTCAGGGTAGTTCTAGATACTGGGTCAGAAGATAACACCTATGACCTACTCCAGAAGTACCCCGTAGAAGCCCACAGAGCCACGCTAAGCGACTTTAGGTTTGATGTAGCACGAAACATGGCACTAAATTTAGTACCATCTGACGTAGATGTATGTGTCTCTTTGGATATGGATGAAGTTCCTGATCCAGATTTCTTTGATAAACTACGACAAGCTTGGCAGCCTGATACTGGTAGAGCTTGGGTCATGTGGGATACAGGTAACATCTGGGCAAACAATAACCGTATTCATGCTAGACATAACTACAAGTGGCGTTATCCTTGCCACGAAGTTATAGAACCTATTGATAAAAGTTTAGATAAACTTATTCTAATAGAGTCATTGGTTACTCATAAACCAGATGATGATAAACCTAGAAGTAACTACTTACAATTACTTGAACTAGGTCATGCTGAAGATCCTACGGATCATCGAATGATTGTTTACTTAGCTCGTGAGTATTATTTCAAAGGTATGTGGCAAAAGCTTATTGATGTCGGTAAGAAGTTAGAAGATATTCCAGGATGGAATGTTGAACGTGCTCAGACTTGGCGTGGTATAGGTGAAGCTTACTGCAGATTAGGTAATGATCGTGAAGGTCTTTACTGGTATCAACGTAATGTTGAAGAAGCACCACTAGATCTAGAAGCTTGGATGCCTATGGCATTCTATTACTATGAACGCAAGATGTGGAATCATTGCTATCAAGCAGCCATTAAAGTAACTGAACTTTCTAATGAATCTTATAACCACTATGTAGCTGACCAGTCAATGCCTTGGCGTATGTATGATTTGCTTTCTGTTGCATGTTGGAACTTAGGCAAGAAGGGTTCTGCTAAAAGATACGCACGTAAAGCAGTTGATCTTAATCCTGGTGATGAAAGATTAATAAAAAACTATGAGTTCATTATGACTCAGACTGTAAAGGATTATAAGAATGGCTTGTAGAACTGGCTGTCCTACTCAAGATCACGAGTCTTGGGGTGATTGCTTACGAGCATCAAACATACAGATGTCAACTGGTGACGCTAACGGCGATCTAGTTAACAATGGTTGGACCAATAAGAAATGGAACAACGAACTTAAAGCTTACCGTGACGCTCGTGCTCAGGGTATACAACCAGACGGAACTTCTACTGCACAGATTCAGAAGGCAGTAGATGTAAGTAACAAAACAGGACACGCATTCGGTTCTGCTTTATAAAGGAGATAACCATGTGTGCTTCATGTGGATGTAATCACGTTAACTATAATCACGAAATGCCTACAATGCCAGGCTCTTACAAAGGTATTGACAAAGTAAACTACAACATGCCAAAGGTACCAGCAGTTCCTGCTATGCCTAAGTCAACTAAGAAGGGTAAGTAACATGGCAATGAAGAAAATGACTGGTGCTAAAAAGCCAGTAGCAAAGATGGCAAAAATGGCAGGCAAAGCAAGTCGTCCACAAGCAAGTGCAGGTAAGTCTAACCCTAAGGCTGCTCCTAAAGGTAAGGGTTCTCTTCCTAAGTCTGGTCTATCAAAGTTTGAACCTAAGTCACCTTACAACAATCCAACAAAAGTAAAAGCTCGTGGAGAACTTAAAAAGGTTTTAGAAAACAAAAAGAATAAAAGTGTAGGTAAATAATTATGGCAAAGCCAAAGCCTAAGGGCTGGAACTCAATGAGCAAGGCTAAGCAAGATGCTTGGAAGAAAGCAAACTTTGATAGCTCAACAAAAGTAACTAAGGCACAGCTAGATAAGTTGCGAGCAGAAAAGACTCCTGAAAAAGCTATTGCTAAATACAAGAATGATCCAGCAATGCGTGAAGCATTGAATCGTTTTTATGGTAAGTCTCGTGTTGGTTCTGTAGCACCTACTACATCTACTACAACTAGACCAGCAGGTGGACCTGGAGCTAAAATGCCTGGTCGTCCAGCAGGTGGTCCTGGTGCAAAAATTGGTGGAGATGGAAGAGTAAAGAAAACTTCTCAATCAAGCACAGGTACAGGTGTAGGTATGGGTAATAGCCGTAGACCTGGTAATGCAGGTGTTGGACCTAACAAGAGCAAGTCTCCTAATGTAAGTGCTACAGGTGTAGCTTTGGCTGGTGCTGCTGCACTTGCTGTTATTAAGGGACGTGGTGGTCCAGGTGCTAAGCCACGTAGGGCAATTACTCAAGGACTAAAGCAAATTGAAACTGGTCCTAAGGGCAAGGCTGCTCAAGAAGTTGCTAGAGCTAAAGCTGCTGCTGCTGCTAAAACTAAGTCTGGAGTTAAAAGTCCAAATAAGCATAAGATGGCTGGTGCTCCTAAAACAAATCCTAGGGCAGAAGCATCTAAGTATGCAAAGAAAGCAACTGCTAGGGCTACTGCTGCTAAAGCAGGTGTAAGTAATAAGATGAAAGCACAGGGAGCAAAGATTGCTTCTTCTGCAACTAGTCGTTACAACTCACGCGGCAAGAAGTAATTATGGTAGCCAAGAAGGATCCACGTCTAGCACGTGCTGGTGTTTCTGGCTACAACAAACCAAAGCGTACACCTAATCATCCAAAGAAGTCACATGTAGTTGTGGCTAAAGTTGGAGATCAGGTTAAGACTATTCGCTTTGGTCAGCAGGGTGTGTCTGGCTCTCCTAAAAAATCTGGAGAGTCAGCATCCTATGCTGCACGTAGACGATCATTCAAAGCACGTCACGCATCTAACATTCAAAAAGGTAAATTATCAGCAGCATACTGGGCGGATAAAGTTAAATGGTAAAGAAAAAAGTTTGGGATAAACCAAATCCTAAAAAGAAATCTAAAGCATTAACACCTGCACAAAAAGCAACAGCTAAAGCTCGTGCCAAAAAAGCTGGACGACCTTATCCAAATCTAATTGACAATATGGCAGTTACTCGAAAGAAAAAATAAATGGCTAATGAGTCAACTAAGCAAGGACGTGAAGTACTTGCACAAAAAGCAAGACTAGAGAGAGCTGCTGTTACCTCTGAAATTGCTGACTTTCTTTTTGCTACCAAGTCACTTGAAAAAATTGCAAGTGGTAAAGGTTCATGGGGAGACCTTGCAACCTTTGGGGTAAGTGCTGCTAGTTTCTTTATTGCTCCTGCTAAAATTATGCAGTTAAGTGGTAAAGCTTTAACGACTGTAATTAAAGCTTCAAGTAAAGTTGTTGCTAGTGATACTGCATCTGTTGCTGCTAAGCGAGCAGCAGCTAAAACTTTAGACGATGCTCTTATGGTTAAACGTCAAGGCTACATACCTACTGGTGCTGAGCCAGTTGAACGTGTAGGTAAGTCAGTACCATTTGTTCCAGAAGGTAAGCCACTTGATAAGTCAACTAACGTAGGTTACTCACGTGTAGATGAAGAGTATGATTACTTTAATCCTACTCCAGACTTTAAACAAGAAGCAGATGATCTTATTGCTTCTAGAGGTGGACAGAAAAAGCGTTTAACTAAAGAAGAACTTAACGAAAAAGATATTAATAAAGCACAGTTTTATGACAAGAAAGAATTAACTGATCAAGAACTTGCAGAAAAAGTTGATCTTTTAGTTAAGTGGAATGCACGTAGAACTAAGCAAGATGTAAATGAAATTTCAAGAAGTTATTCTGAAGTTAAAAAACTATTAGAATTTGAAAAGAAAAATCCAGGAACATTAGATCCTAAAGATAAAGCTTATCTTGACATTATGTTTCCTAAAATTGAAAAAGAATTTAGAACTAAAGTTGCTAAGACAAAAAATGGTGAGCGTATACTTGCCAAGGTTGATGAAGAAATACCAGAAAAACTTCCAGCTGAAGCAGGAATACTTGAAGAGGTTGACGAAGAAACTGGTCGTGTAATTCGTAAGATTGAAGAAGTAGAAAATACTACTAACATTCCGCCAGTTCCTCGTGGTCCAATGACTACATCTACAGGTGCATCAAAGATACCAGAAGACCTTAGAGTGTCTCCAAAAGTTGACCGTGCTGCATTTATTCAATCGGAAATAAATAGATTAGAAAACTTTAACAAAGCAAATTCTCGCAAACTTAGAACTGCTGCTGGTAAAGAACGAGATGAAATATTAAAGCAGTCAAAAGACAATGAAGAATTAATTAAAAAGTATAACGAACAGTTACGTAGAGCTTCAAAAGAACTTACTGATGAAGAGCGAGCTAAGTCTGTTGAAGTAGCAAATGAAATTAATAAACGAGGTATTGCCGAAAGCAAAGAAAAAAATATTCTTGGCGAACCAAAGATTAAAAAAGCAGTTCCTGGCAAGGGTGGATCTACAGCAAAACTTACGACAGAAGGAAAGATTAGTAAGGCAAGAGCTGAAGTAGAAAGACTTAGAAAAGAATGGAAAGATACTCCAGCCACAGATGTTGAAACAAGAAAAGAACTTGCTAAAGAAGCTAAAAAGTTTGCAGATTATATTGAAAGACTGGAAGGTAAATAATGGCTACGTTTGGTCAAATGACTGATGAGGTATCACGTAAATTAGCAGGCTTTACTCTGCGTCAAGATCGTCAGACACACCTTACTGCTGCAGTTAATACAACTGCAACTAGTATTACTGTTGCTTCTGCTACTAACATTTCTACTGGTGTTATCCAAATTGATGATGAATTAATTTATGTAGATTCATATGACCGCAATACTGGTGTACTTAGCATTCCACCTTATGGTCGTGGGTACAATGGCACATCTGCTGCTACACATCAGAACGGTGCACGTGTAATTGTATCTCCTACCTTCCCATCTGTAGACATTAAGGAAGCTATTAATGATACAATTCAGGCAGTTTATCCAGACTTGTATGCTACTGCTACCCATACATTTTCTTACTCAACAGCTAAATCAACTTATGCTTTACCTGACGAAGCAGAAACTGTGCTTGCAGTATCCTTCCAAACTACTGGTCCATCTAAAGAATGGCTTCCTATTCGTAGTTGGCGTGTTGATTCTATGGCTAACACTGCTGCTTTTAATTCTCGCAACAGTATTAGTCTTTACTCTGGTGTTGAACCAGGAAGAACTGTACAGATATTTTATACATCCGCACCAACCGTAATGGATACTAATGATGATGAGTTTGAAATTGTCACTGGTTTACCTGTGTCCTGTAAGGATGTAATTGTTCTTGGTGCAGCAGCACGACTAGCTTCATTTGTAGATCCAGGTCGTCTAACTTTTGGCTCTGCTGAATCAGATCAACAATCACAGATTGCTGGTCGTTCTTATGGTGCTGGTACTAATACTGCTAAGTACTTGCTTGCACTATATGACAAGAGACTTGCTGAAGAAAGTCGAAAGTTAACTGATCGTAACCCAACTAGAATCCACTTCACACGATAGGTAAATCATGTCCCGTAATTACACATCTATTGCAGAACCTAAAACATTAAGTGGTGATATAAACAATAGTACCACACAGCTTACTCTTAACAACGTAACAGGCTTACCTAGTCCACCATATGTTCTTGTACTTAGTCCAGATACTGCAAGTGAAGAAGTTGTACTTGTAGTTGCAGATGCTACTTTAACTGCACCAACAGTTAGAGTTCAAAGAGCTATTGAAACTGGTGCTACTGCTTACCCACATACGAATGGTGATTCAGTTCGTCACATGATTGTTGGCTCTGACTTACAGTTAGTACACGATCATCTTGACAATACTACCACTGCACATGGTGCAACTGGTGCTGTTGTTGGTACAACAAATTCACAAACTCTTACTAACAAAACTTTAACTACACCAAAGATTAATGAAAATGTTAATCTTACTGCTACATCTACAGAGTTAAATATTCTTGATGGTGCAACACTTAGCACAACAGAACTTAATTATGTTGATGGTGTAACTTCTGCTATTCAAACACAATTAAATACTAAAGCTCCTAGTGCTGATCCTACATTTACTGGAACCGTAGTTCTTCCATCTACTACTTCAATTGGTACAATTACTTCTACTGAACTTAGCTATGTTGATGGAGTTACTTCTTCAATTCAAACGCAAATTGGTACAATTAATACGGCATTAACAACTAACACTCCAGTTGGTTCTATTGTTATGTGGGCTAAAAATGAAATTCCTACTGGCTGGCTAGAGTGCAATGGTCAATCAACCGCTAGTTATCCGACTCTTGCTGGTATTGTAGGTGCAACTGTACCTGATATGCGTGGATTTGTACCTGCTGGTTTTAAGACTGATGATGATGCCTTTGGTACATTAAAGGGAACTGGTGGTTCTAAGACAAGCACTGCGCCACACACTCACGTTACAGACATTAACCACGGTCACACTGCTTCTGGTAGTACATCTATTGATACACAAGGTAATCACAGCCACGCATCGAATATTGAAATTGCTGGATCTTTAGCCAATGGTGGTATTTATCTTCTTGAGCTTAATACAACTCCTAGATCACCTTATCTGCAGTATGCTGGAGACCACAGTCATAATGCATCAACAAGTGTAACTGTCAATGGAACTGGAACAGATAACAAAACATCTGGCGGTTCAAGTGCAAGTGCTACTAACGGTAACTTACAGCCATACTTCACACTCAAGTTTATCATCAAATTCTAAGGAGCATAAGTGCCAACTTATGATATTACAGAAGGTGTTCCATATGACCTTGCCGTACCATCAACCGAAGCAACCTTTGAATTAACTGATACAGCTTTTGATATTGTTATTGATGATCTACCATTTATTGTTAGTGTCAATAATCAAAATCCATATCGTCGTGAAACTGCACCATATAAAAAAGATCAGTTTGATAATAGTCCTGAACCAGGTGAGCAATCACTTACTGGTTGGTGGTTACGATCACAGACATCATGGCATAATGGTAGTGGCATTTCATTCTATGAACCAGGCACTGACTACGAACATGTAAGCCATAGGTTTGCAGATAGTCGTGGTGTAGATGTATGGACTATTGGACAAGCTACATTACTTCCAGATGTATTCTATGCATACAGTGATGCTAGTGGCATTAATGCTGCTACTGGTAACGACGGTACTAATGATTGTCTTGTATCTGGTGATAGTCTTGGTGTACTAAAGCGGATTGTTTTAAATGGTAATAGTGCAGCAACCGAAGATGATTATGTGGTAGCTGGTGGATCAACACTTAGTGGTCACTCAACTACGTTTCCAATTATTTCTGTAGCAACTAATGGTACTAGGTACTACGCTGCCTGTTCTACTTGTATTCATACTGGTCTTGTTAATGATTTAGATACTGATGTTGTATTTGCTAGACACAGTTCTGTTACTCAAGGTGTAATTAAATACATTAAAGGACAGTTGTTTTTTGGTGATGGTAAAACTCTTTACTTATTAAATGCTGCTTATACTGGCAATGGTAATCACACTGGTAGCAATGACATGCCTGCTGCATCTAGTACATCTAAGGTCCACATTAATCCTAACTGGAACTGGAAAGATGTAACAGCTGGTCCAACTTATGTTTATGCTGCTGGTAATGCTGGTAACAAGTCTGAAATTTATGCAATAGGTTTTGATGAAGGAACTAACTTGCCTGACTTGCCAGGCGGTTTTGTTGTAGCATCTATGCCTGATGGCGAAAACATTATTGCAATTGAATACTACTTAGGATACTTAGCAGTTGCTACCACTAAGGGTGTACGTATATGTCAGGTAGGTCCTACTGGATTAGTAACACTTGGACCATTACTAATTGATTCTACTTATGCAGTTAATGGTTTTGCTACTAAGGATAAGTATATTTATGCAGCCACTAAAGTAGCTGATGGTGCTTACACTAATGCTTGTTTAATTCGTATTGACTTATCACAATCATTTAGTGACGGTACGTTTGCTTATGCTTACGACTTAGAGTATCAATCTAGTAAAGATGGAGATGACTCTGAAGCAACTGAAGTTTATTTAGTTGACGATAGATTGGTCATGGTAGTTGAAGAAAATCAAGACGGTCTTAAGGGTGAGCTACAAGTAGAACACACCACTAGAAAGCGTAGCACTGGCTGGCTTAAGACGGGTAAGATTCGTTATGGAACTGTTGAGCCTAAGTTTTTTAGATACGTTAATCTTCAATGTACTACTGGTCAAGGTGACAGTATAACCATTTTTACTATTGATAAGTCTGGTCTTGAATCATCTCTTGCAGTTGTTAGTGCAGGCTTAAGCAATAAAGATATTTTAATAACTACGCCTTCTACGAAGCAAGAGTTTATGGCATTTAAGTTTGTGTTTAACAACTCTACCGATGATCAAGACCTACCTATACTAGAGGCTTACCAAATTAAATCTACTCCAGCTACACGCCGTCAGCGTTTGTATCAGTACCCACTGTCTTGTTATGACAATGAGATGGACAGATTTAATTCTATTTTTGGTTACGATGGTCGTGCTATGGAATTTATTCAACGCATTGAATCTATTGAAGAGACGGGTAAGTTTGTAACAGTAACTGACTACCGTACTGGTGAGCAGTATCAAGGTGTAATTGAAGAAGTTAGATTTAGTAATGAATCTTCTCCAGATAAAAATAGTAGTGGCTTTGGTGGCTTACTATTAGTAACAGTAAGGAAACTATAATGAGTAAAGCAAAAAGATTTGGTATTTGGTTAGCAGATAGTCCATTTGGTGGCATGTTAAAGGCAGCACTAGGTGCTGTCCTTGTATATGTTCTAGATAACATTGCATCTTTTGATCTAGCACCAGTTGTTATTATTGCATTAGGTGCAGCACTGCCAGTAGCAATTAACTATGTCAATGGCATGGACTTACGCTACGGAAGCGTTGAAAGCGAATAATGTATCCATTAAAAGAATGGAAAACTACATTTAAGTATGGTGCTACATACAAAAATGGTGGAATACATAAAGGTATAGATGGTAGAGCAGCTACAGGTACACCAGTGTACGCAGCAGTAAATGGTGTAGTTGTGCATTCAGGAACACATAAGTTTCTAAGTGGGTGGGGTCGTTCGTTTGGCATCCACATAATTATTAGTAACGATAAGTTTAAAGATGGTTCGGCAGGACTATGGGCAGGTTATGCCCACCTATCTAAAGTCAAGGTAGCATCAGGACAAAAGGTTAAGAAGGGACAATTGTTGGGTTGGTCAGGTTCAACTGGCAATTCCACTGCTCCCCATTTACACTTCCAAGTAATGTCAACAAGACATTGGAATCCAACTAAGCACGTTAATCCAGATAAGTGGTTGAAAGCATGATTGCAAAAGTAGAATCAAACAAGGACAAGCAGTCCATCATTTCAGGTAAAGCCGTTGCTGTCCGCATCAACGGCAAGACATCTTGGAAGGGTTCAGTACGTAGCAGACGCAATATGTGGGAGACTACTATTCAGGTAGAACTACCACCTGGTGGACTACCAAACATTATTCGCTTCCGCTTCTGTCGTTATCCAGGAACTGCTAAGGCTGACTACACTGGTCATTTCTCTTACCCTGTCCATCCAGGGATGGCAGGTAGAACTGTATGGGTAACCCTAGCTCATGGCTTTATTTCAGGTGGTGCTATGCCAGTAGGTATCTTCATTGACCATGATGGTACTGCACCTATCGTCCTAGACGGACGGCAGATAAAGGCTAACTAGGATACAATTTAACAAACCCCACTAGGGCTAGAACTAAAAAGTTTCCCCAAGACTTGTGGGCTACAATGCTCATTGCTGGCTCTCAGAGCCACGTAGAGCCACGTAATCCCCTCTGGGGTAGTAGAGTATGAACTTAGTACTTACTACCCTAAGAGGGGTTATTTTTTTATGTATTACTTTGGTAGTCTTCGTCTCTTACTGGTGGATTACCACCTAGTATCTTGACCATTTTGTTGACTGCTCTGTTAGCTTCCATCATCACTGCTTTCTGTGACTTGTCAGCGTCCATACGATCTCTTAGTTCTGCTCCATCTATCTGCTCTCCATAAAATAAATGAACTAATGATTTCTCTCTGTCATTTAACTTATCGAAAGCAACCTTGACATCAGAACTAAATGCCATGAAGTCACCTGACTCTGCTAGTGCTTTACTAGTACGACCCATGTTGCTTAGTGTGTTGTTGAACTTAGTCCAGTCGTCACTAAGTACAGCAGGAATCATAAGCTTAATGAACTGCTTGTTGTACCAGAAGTTATCTTCAGCATTGTAACCAGACTTATGTGCTTTTTCTTTGATGCAATAGTCTAGTGCTGAGTTACGTAGTGACCTAGCAAATAGTTTATCTCTATCTTTCTGATCAGGTAGAGCTAACCATTCTTCTATTTTGTTAGGATGTTCAGCAAACCATAGCCATAACTCTTGTTCAATGTCTTCGCGTTCAACCATCTGGTACTTACGCTTAAACTCTGATCCAATCTGCTTGACCATAGCATGGTACATCTCATAAACAATTCCATTAGAACTCATACGTCTTACCCTCGACTACAAAAGATCGTCCATTGATAGGTACAACAACAGGAGTTACGTTACCTCTACGTATGTAGAGAATAGTAAATGCTTGTTGCCAGTTAGCACTACCAGTATTTAAATAAGACGCTTGGCTAAGATCCATAAGGTGTCCGACTTCAACTCCGTAGAGACGACTGTGAATCTTGCCGTTGTAGCCTTGGTGTTCATGTTGAATTCCCGCACGATGTGTATGCCCACAGACGACCGAAGACCCAATCTTGCGAGCCAAAGCCAAAGCCGTCCCACCAGCTTGCCTTGAGATGTTGCCTTCATCTCCATGTGCCAGTACCCATCCTGGCGTAAACTCCCATAGTTTATCGTGATAGGTAATTTCGTTTTCGCTGTAATGTAGAAGCTTGGAGTATTCCAATTCCCGCAGACTTGCCAGGGCTGGTGCGTATCTTTTGACATAGTTCTCAACTCGGTCACCGTGGTTACTCCTCATAGTATGGAAAGGCTTATCGCCTAACTTGTTTTTAAACTCTTTCATAATGGCAGCAGTACGATCTAGTCCAGCTTGCAGAGTTCCTTCAAACTCTCCAACTAAACCTTTGTTCCATCGTGATGGTTCAGGACTATCTGCTTCATCACCAACACAGTAAAGTTCATTTGGTTGGTAGTCACCCACAAAGTTTTGTACTGCACGTACAGCACGAGGATCATGGTAAGGAACTTGCATGTCTGGAATCACTATAACTGTTTTCATGTTTACCTACTTAGTAGTATCCCACTTGCCTTCAATTACCAGTAAGGCAATGAGTGCATAGTTAAGGATGTCAATGAATGTATCTTGTACACTTTCGTTTTGTGGTTCTTTATTGTTTGACAATAGATTGTTTAGTCTTGCTACCTTGTCATGTAGCCTAACACTTAGTCCGTTCAGTGGTCCACCTGGTGCATCAGAGATGTTGCTTGGTCCATAGTCGTCATGCTTTTGCACTAGTAACTCAATAGCTTTGCGAGCTATGATGGCAGCTTCAAACTCTAATGGTGGTTTTATTTTAGCGTTGGTCTCTTTAATGTTAGAGTAAGTCCGTTCGCATATTTGACATCTACAACTTCTAATCCCATGTTGATCAGGGCTTGGAAGATGTGATTGATTTCTTGTTCGCTGAAGTCCTGCATTGTAATCCTTTAGTTTAGCTTCGTGTTCTTCTAGTTCTTTTAAGTCTTGCTTAGTGCTCATGCTGCAATCTTTTCTGTGAAGTAACCTGATCCGTTACGTAAGTACATTGAGTTAACATCCTCACCTTCAGGCATCTGCATAATGATAACACTATTAAACTCTTTACTTAGACTCTTTGCAAAATCAGAGCCAGGCTGATCACCGTCAGCAAAAACATAGATAGTTTCAAAGTCTGCCAGTAAACGTCCGTAGTGCCGTTTCCAAGCATTAGCTCCAGGAACACCCACAGCAGGAATGCCGCAAGAATAACTAAGAGTGATAGCATCTATTTCTCCTTCACATACCGCTATAAAATTGCCTGCCGTGTGCAGTGCATTAACATTGTATAACCTAGTAGAAGTTCCTGGCATACCCATGTACTTAGGCTCTTCTAATCCCATTGATCTAAACCTTACATCAACTACACCTGTTGGTGTTATGTATGGAATAGCAAGTCTATTTACAAATGCTTCTTGTCCTGCTAGTGGATCAACGACGACTCCTAATCGAATCTCTTGAGCTGTCTTTAGACTTATCCCTCGCTTGGCTAGATACTCTTCTGCCAATGGAAGGTACTCCTCGTAATGACTTGTAGCTTTCTCCAGTAATACCTTCTGCGATCTTGATAGCTTCACCGTACTTAACTCCTTCGTGTATTTTGATTACGTTAAATGCATTTCCTTTTACTCCACAGCCATGACATACAAAGATGTTATCTGTAACTGATACGCCTGCTGATGCATGGCTATCGTCATGGAATGGACACTTAATCTTTTGCCAACTGCCATAGTCTCTACGTAATCTACCACCGTAGTGCTCTATGATTGCAGCAATAGGTGGTACGTCCATCAGTAACCTGCGTCTTCTATTAGTTTAAACCATACATGCACTGGCATAGTGGCGTACCATAACCCAACATCTTGGGTTCCTTTTTTCTTATGAATCACTACACCTGTGTCAGCTTTGTCATTAACCATTTCAACTTCTAGTTCTTTTAACCATGCTGATAGTTCCATCTTGGCACAGTTTTTTATTTCGAGTACAACTCCAGGCATACCTGCAACATCACCTCGATCATTGACTCCGTTAAGAGATCTACGTTCAACATGCTTGCGTCCCTTACTTAGTAGCCAGTTAACTACTGCTGTCTCAGCAGCCGTACCTTTTTGTTTACTTTTGCTCATGGCATTCACAATCACATTTCAATGTATAGTCGCTTACGTTATTAGTAAATTCTTTTGGGCACTTGCTGTGTTGCTGTTCTATTTCGTGTCCAGTACACCATCCAAATTTACTCATCATCATCGTCATACTCTACTGGATTATTGGTATCCCAATTGATGCGTTCCATACTTTCACCACCTACATAGTTTAGTTTGTTGTATACTTCTATTACATTTTCTACTGCAAGATTTAGTTCAGCATATGCTGCCAATAAACCCAATGATTCTTCTGGTCTCATCTTGCTTCCTCTAAGTCTGCTATAAACATATACTCTGGATTAAATTGTAACCATACTGGTGACTTACCAGACTGGTCTGCCTTACCGTATCTATTCTTAACTGCAGCTACACCTAGTAATCCATTGCTCTGTCCAACGGTAAGGATTAGTGCAGGTAACTGTGCTACCTTGCCTTGCAAGGATGATCTTGGTTGGCATGGGTCTCCGACATAACCTTCTTGTGTGTGATGTAACACTAGGATAGCGGCGTTGGTATCTCTTGCTAAGTACTTAAGTTCTTTAAGTGCACTACGCATGTTACTAAATTCTTCTCCGCCATCCATACTAATATCCATAAGGTTATCAATAACAATTAGGGCAGGTGCTTCTCCAAGTAACTCCTCAATCGCGGTAACCTCATCGTCGATATCACTAAGACTAGGGGCACTATCAAAGCTCCAATAAATATGGCTGGCAAGAGCAAGGTTATTCCTAGAATTGATTGGGTCTTCCGATATGATTTTTTCTGCTTCACTCTGACTTACTCCTGTAATCATTGAATACAAACGCATAGCCATAGTGTGAGCATTAGTATCTGCTGATAGGTATAGCGTTGGTGCTTGCATACGTAGTGCTAGGGCTAGTGCAAGTGTTGACTTACCTGCACCTGGTGTGCCTGCAATCATACTTACTTCTGCTCTTCGTAATACGATTTGGTTATTGTCAAACGTCCTGAATACTGTAGGCATTGGCTCACCACCAATGTCAGGACGACCTACTGCTCTGCTTAATGTTTTCATTTATCTCCCAATAAATAATTGACTGGGTAGGTAGCCTTCCCCACTACACTACCCAGTCAAACCTATGCGACTAGAACGTAGCGTAGTCTGGGTCGTTGGTTTTCAGATAGATAGCTTTACACTGATCTGGTGTACCTTTAGCTGTTGGACACATGTAAGCCTTGTAAGGTCCATATGGTCCTACACCTTCACGCTTAGTCATTACACCATGAATACAAGTCCTGCTGGCTGAGCCTGCTGTAACCCCTGCTACTGATGGTGGTGCTACTGGTGCGAAGGTTGCTGTTGGTGCTGCTGGGATTGGTGTCTCGCTAATTACTGTACCACCTAGCGCATCAACCACTGTATTGATTCTTGCAGTACTGGATTGACTGGGTTGCGTTCCAAGAAACAACTCTTCCATTGCAGCGATGCTGTTATTAACTCCGTTACCAATAAGAGCATTGATATTATTTTCAAATTCAGTAGCGTCATTACCACGAACAGTAATGATAGTACCTACCTTGGTCTTTACATTTACTACGTAATTACTTTCCACTTTGTTCTATCCTTTTCTTTTGTACTTGCATTGATCTTTTACATTACACATTATACAGTGATTGAGGTTAGGTATGAACAGCTCTGCCTTACGAGCTTGATCAAACTTAGTAACAATCTCAATGATATCATCCTTACTAAAATAATCTAGGTCAATTAGTTCACTAGTCTGACCAGACCTAGCCATCCAGTATGCACCATACTGCGGACGGATGCCTAACATTTCTTCCATACCTGCAGCATAGAATGCTAACTGCAAGTCTGACGATGGGGTGCGTACACCTGTCTTAATATCTAATACAATTAGTTCACCATCAGGGTTAATCATAACTCTGTCAATGTGCATCTGTACTGGTATGTCATTCCAGATAGGTGTAAGTGATAGTTCAATTGCTGGTACTCCAGGTTGTACTTCCCACATAGTTAGTGGATGCGTACCATTACGCCATGTAATCCATGAGTCAACCATTTCTGAACCATTTACATTCCACCAATCACCATCTTCTTTGTTGGGATTAGCTTTGGTTGCACGACCAGATGCTTTCCATTGTGCCTGATCAACACCTGTTTTTGTTAGTTGTTCTGCTTGTTGTGCAGCCCATGCTGCTTCCCAATACTTATTCATTACTTACCTTCTGTTTCAAATAGTTCTTTATCATACATTTCGGTCGCTGTGTGTACTGCACTACCACCTGCTAGGTACCAGGTTGGTTGTTCAATTAACTTTTCCACTCGTGTAAGATAATACTTCCAACCGCAGTCAAGGTATGTTGTTAGTGCTGAATAAGATACATGTGCTGGTAGTTCGTATCCGTTTATTTTAATCATAGTATTTTTTATTCCTATCATAGAAATCTTCTTTAGCTCTACTAAGCATCATGTCTTCAATGTGTGCTTCGATACGATCATAGCATGACTCGCAGACATCTTCGTCTTCCTGCTTGTATAGTTCTTCTATGTCCATGTTACAGCATTCCATTACTTGTTCATTCCTCTCAAGAACCCTGAAGTCCAAGGCTGCTCAATCTTAATGTTGTATTTCTTTCTCCATTGACGGCGTTCATAGACTGACATGCCACCCCAGAACCCCCACTCTTCGTGCTTGATACCCCAGTCTCTACACTTATCAAGCACATCACATTGTCCACAGACTTTCCTTAACTGTGGATAAACATTAGTCTTTGCCCATGCGTTATCTTCATTGTCTTCTCCTACTGGATAGAAGAAGTTAGTATCCATACCATCACATGCTGGTGTTTCATTCTCATTAATTTGAAACATCAAACACATCTCCTGTGTGTGGATCGTACCTACATGTAGTTAAACTTTTGAACCACATACATTCACCTTCCATTACTACTTCGTTAATCTTTTGTAAATACTCTAATGTATCTGGACTTATTAATACATCAGCTCTGAATCCATCAATAGCAAAGTGATCTTCTGGTAGCTCTACCATGATGCTTGGTACTCAATTTCATAGTTCCATTTGTTTTCTTCTGTGATCTCATCAAGTAACTCGGTCAGTTGCTTATGTGTTTCTTCAACGTCATGCCAGTACCAATCATCAATATCTGTAGATCCAAAGAAGAATCCTGATGATGGTGGCAGTAGCTCAAGAGCTAATTCAGTTGACTTAGTATCAAGTAACACTCCACATCTATTGTGTAATGCAACTAAGTTCTCTCTTGGTACTGGTATACGCTGGCATTCATCAACTCCATTAGCTAGTGTATCTACAAACCATGCATGAATCTGATTAGACTTACGCCAATAGATAGCAGTCCACTCTACTGATACTGATGATGCTATGTTATCTTTTACTTTGATACCTGCAGCTTCAACGATGTCATTATACCTAGGGTTCTCTGCAAAGCTTACTCGATTGTTGTAATCTTTACGAGATATCTGGCTACCAATACGTTCACTTACATTTAGGTACATATCAAGACCCATTGCTTACTCCTAATAGTTGTAGGGCACGTGACTTCACGGCTATGTCTGTGCCGAGAATCATCTTGCCTGCTTGCTTGCTATAGTCTTTACTAAAGTGATCGGTTGCTTCTACGATAGCTTGAAACGCACCGAACTTAGTGTTCTTAATGTTGTGTTGCGTGTCTGTCTCACCAATCCATACGTTTAATGCACTGGCTCTGTTGCGTTCTACTCTTGTCTTAGATGTACGTTCACCTGCACTGAGCATCTCATATGGTGAGAACTCAATCTTGCTAGGCAGTGGGTACACTCGCTTAACAAAGTTCTTGAACTCTTCGTTACTGAATTCAATTGAACGTAGGTATGACGATACTGTTGCATACTTCTGGATATCTTCATTCATAATTTTGAATGCTTGTCTGATATCATTTACATTTATGGTACTGTTAGGGCTGTGCTTAACACGATAGTAAATACCCTTAGCTTTGCCACTCATCATGGCTGCATTGATCTGGTTGGTGCAGCTTAGTCGGTTAACAACTGGTGTCATTTGGAATGGCATACTACCATCATGTGATGTACGTGCAATTACATATGCATTATGTGGATCGTCACCAACTGTTACGTTAGCTGGTAGTTCAATGGTTGCCCATACTACGTTGCCACCCTTGAGTTCACCTGCTGCACCATAACGTGCATCGCTGTTGTTAACGATGTCGTCAAGGCATGAGAAGATCTCATCATTCTGTAACACTTTGTATCGTGAACCTACTATTGCTAGTGGTGTAGGGTCTGTCTCAGTCCACCCTGTATTAGTCCACTTAACTGTTGCATATCTATCTGGTACTTCAAGCGGATCAGTTGCATTAATAAATACATTTTCTAATGTAACCTTCCAGTCAAGTCCAGCTTGCTTCATTAGATCGTGAGCTGAATTAACTTCATACTCACAGTGCGTACCAATTACTGTGTATGGATTACGTCTAGTCATTCTGTTCCTCTATCATCTCTGCGAATGCAGCATCTATATCTACTGCGTTTACTTCTTGTATAATTAATTCATCTATTGCTTCTTCAGCGTAATCAAATGCACTAGCTAGTAGCAGTATTGCTAGTTGCTTGGCATCTTCCATCGCTTTTGTTCTATCATTGCGCTCTAGTCGTTTATAGATTTGGTATAACGCTTGAAGAAAATCAAGTGCTACCTTATCCGTTACGGCTATACCTACAATCTCTGGGTATCCTTCTCGTTCGTACCAATCAAACGGGTCGCTAAACCACGGCTCGTCTTTGATGCTCATTAAATCTCCTGTGCTTCTGTGCTTATAATCTCTTCGTGCTTAGTGTCCCAATCATCTTCATCTATTTTTTCTACTAACTCTTCTGTACTGTATGCTTCATCAGCTTGATCTTCTGCGTCATCATCATTACGTGCTGTTACTTGTACTGTTACTGTTGCTCTTTGAAGGCGTTCAATAGTGTATGTAACTGCCCATTCTCTACGCATTAATGGGATTTCAAAGAACTTAAGACTTCTATTTGTTTGTTCAGCCCAGTCATCATATTCACTGCACCAATCCATCTCTCTTGCTTTATCATAGATAGCATTGGTAATACGATAGCCATCTTCCATTACTTCATTGATCTTGTTAGTAACTTCTTGCTGTGTGTAGTACTGCGTACCACTGCTTGTCTTAATCATTTGTTACCTCTGATTCTGCTATGACTTCAATCAGTTTTTCTTTATGCTTACTAGATAGACTGCGCGGAACTATGCCTGCTTTTAATTTATATCTATTAAGTAACTCTGTGAATTCTTCTTTATGAATTTCTCTTAACTCTTTACTTGCATCATAGTGACAGCGTAATGCTCTCTTTGCGTACTCTTTTTCTTTATGAGTTTTTGTTACTGTTTGTAACTTAGTCATTGAGGTGACCTACTGGATCTGTTGTGTGATGGAATGTAACTGCTTGTAGTGATGAGTAGAAGATACGTGGTGGGATGTTGTGGTCACGTGCCATCTTTAATAGTCCTAATAAGCTGGCTGTGCAGCCTAGTGTTTCTGCTTCATGTAGCAAATCATCTACTAGCTTTAGTTCGTATTCAACATCACGATCTTCATCAAAGTCTTCTAACATACCTGCATGGCATAGCATAAAGGCAGCTAACATCATTGATGAGTAACCAATTGCTTCTGCATTGATCTCATTGTCAAGCATACCCTGACTGATAATTGTAAATGATTTCATAATGTCTACTCGTACATTGAATGGTGCATCACTAAAGTATTTAAGTACACCGTCACGTACCTTGATGTTGCTGGTAGCTAGATGGATTAGTTCGTACTGTTCTTTTGTTAATACATCATGGTTAACATCTTCATCTAATAAGAATGCCATTACTTTGTATACATCTTGAACAATTGCTAGATGTTCTGGGGTAATTGCACCTAGGTCTATCTCTTTTGTTGTACTCATTTGTTATTCCTCTCGGTTATTATTTCTATTTCTCCACACTTAATGCATGCAAAGTCAGGACAATCTGTTTTATACCTTGCACAAACAATCCATCTATAACTGTTATCTTCTCCACAGCTAACACACTCTGGACTATAGACGTGATTGCATTTGTTGATTCTTGGATTGATTATGAACTTAGTACCCACATAACTCCCTACTGACCGTGCGACACAAAAAAAGAGAGGGTCAGGGCGATTGCCCCAACCCTCTCTGGTTGCAACTAGACTTCTGCTAGTTCAACGGACTTGATAAGTACACGTGTCAATGGAGCGCGACGATCTGACAACTCAACACCTGGGCGAGTATCGAACTTGGTGTCTAATTCACCTACGATATTCACTACTGGTGTAAAGCCTTGACCGTCTTGCATTTCGCGAAGTCCTCGCAGTGTGCTTGCTACGCTTTCATCGAAGCATGCTACTGGGATAGTGAACTTTGCTCGTTCATTGCCAACCTTCTGGGTCAACTGACCCACGATCATCAAGCCGTACTGATCGAACTCCTTGATGTTCTTCAACTTACCTGTCACTGTTAGTTCGTTGTTCATTCCTTGCTCCTTTGTATCTGTTGAGTGGCTTACGCCCCCCGCGAAGCAGGGGCGTAAGCCTATTTGTTATTTTGAAACTAGAACTCTGTCGCAATTCTGGCAGGTTTCTAGTCGTGATGGTGTGTATAGATTGCACTCACGGCACACCGTGTTGAGACGAGTGAAGTATTGCTGGTCACTCTCTATGTAACGAAGACCTGGCAACCCCATAAAGAAGTTCTCTGTGGGTCTGTCAGCCATTGAGTTCCAGTCTTGCTTGAACTCGTGACGTTCCTCGTCTTGTTCCTCAAGCACTGGTACGTGCCTGCAGGTAGGGTCGAAGCAGTCCGCTTCTTTGAGTCCGCATAGTGCGCGAACTCCTGAGATAACGTAAATCTTGCGACCTGTGCTAGTGACTGGAGATACCCAGTCGTGACCTGATACTGGCTCAGTTTCTGTTGAGATAGTGCCTGCTCTAGATTCTGAGCGATCACCAAAGACATAGTCTGTAGTGTCGTGACCGTACTTGGTCTGGACATCTACCCAGTCCTCATCTTCTGTGTCTAAGTCATCGTCATCTACTAGCGATTTGACTGCGACAATACGGTCAAAGAGACCTGCTTGCTTGAGTACGTCCAAGATGCTGGATAGCTTCTCGTCGTCTCCGTAGGTACTTAAGTCAGTCATTATTTACTCCTGTTCTGTGACTGATTGGATCCACCTAGAATCCATAGCAACGACCACACCACGCGGAGCAGGGTGGTCGTCACTAGAGTGTCTAGAATGGTGGGCAGATGCATTCATCACCTGTTATAAAGTCTTCGATCCCTGCACAGTAAGCACAGTTACTAGTGAAGGCTGGGGTGAATCCTGGCTCCCAAGTTTCTAGGTCATAGCGTAGGTTGCGCACTTGTTCGGACAACCTGTAGTTATCGTGGGATACTTCCATAATCTGGCGTACGTAATCGTTACATTCATCGTTAAGGCGCATCACCTTGAAGACAAGAAGAACAATTACAATTACTAGAAGCAGGTCGAACCCGTTGATGGTTGATAACATTACTGACTCCTTTCTAAGAATCACAAGTAGTCAAGTTATAGAACTGTGCCCTAGTCAGAAGTATGTAGCAGACAGTCTTAAGTACAAACAAACTATTTAAAACGAAGATTAGTGTTAACTAGTAGGGGTAGGGTAGTCAGTCTGGTAGTAGGGGGACTATCTCTGCTATGAAATAGCTAGCGGTAATTACCATAAGTAGTAGGGTAGGGGTGTCAGATCTTGCTTAGATCTTGACCCCCAGTGATTAACCGCGTAGTGGTGTTATACTGTAGACTCTTATATAATTTATAGTTAGTTGTTTGCCCGTAGTATTATCTATTTGTTTTCTTTATAACAATCTATGTGATTTAGGTAACAATTAGATAACAGAGCGTTACAAGTGTTCTGTAACAGGGTTAGTATTAGTAGAGGTTATAAGTAAAGCAAGCTTGTCTTATGGCTTGCCAGTTAATTGCAACCCCCTTTGGAGGGGTTGCTTACTATTACTATTATTAATAGTAATACTATTATTAGAATAATTAGGTTTATTATGGCTGCTAAAGCTGGAGATCAACACCACACCAGACTTCGGCAAATTGAAGATCAGAGAAAGTTTATTTCTTTTCTTAAGCAGGGCATTGATATGGATTCCGCCCTTGCTGCTGTGGGGAAGAAAAAGACCGCCCTTAGATCTTGGCTCCTAGATGGGGAATTCGCGGCACAGGTCGAGGAAGCTTCTAACTTTGGGTCAGATGCTATTGCCGCCTCACTAGGTGAGAATAAACATAAAATAGATTTTGCCACGTTCTCTAGAGAGTTCTTGAACACCGAGGTATTCCCTCATCAGCAAAACTGGATTGACGTTCTTGAGGGTCGTGACCCGACGTGGCAACACCCTTCGATGACGTTTGAGCAGGGCAACCGCCGTAGGCTTTTAATTAACGTGCCACCCGAACACGCTAAATCAACCACAATGACGGTTAACTACGCAATGTACAAAATTGCCCTTAACCCCAATATCCGCATTGTCATCATCTCTCAGACCCAGACACGCGCCAAGGAGTTCCTGTACTCCCTGAAGCAGCGTATGACTGAAGAGCCGTGGCTTAAGATGCAACAGGTCTATGGTCCCCCAGGGGGCTACAAGGAGACGGCAGACCAATGGACTGCAGACAGAATTTATCTCGAAAGAGAGTCAGGGGAGAAGGACCCAACGGTTCAAGCTCTTGGTATTGGACAACAGATTTACGGTACTCGTGCGGATCTAATCATCATGGACGATATTGTCTCAACGACAAACGCGCACGAATGGGAGAAGCAACTCAACTGGTTGCAGAAGATGGTCGTTACCCGTGTGGGTTCGACTGGGACGCTGCTGATTGCTGGGACTAGAGTTTCCTCTATAGATCTATATAAAGAAATAAGAAATCCAGAGCACTGGACTGGCGGTAGGTCACCCTTCACATATCTTGCCATGCCAGCCGTACTTGAGTTTGACGATAAGCCTGAAAAGTGGAAGACACTTTGGGCTAGGTCTGATAGACCGCTGGATGGGGCTGACGAGTTTGATGATCCAGAATTGCTTACACCCGATGAAAACGGGCACTTTGTAAAGTGGGATGGTAGGCGACTGTTTGAGCGTCGTAGCGAGGTTAGCCCCTCCACGTGGGCACTTGTTTACCAACAGCAAGATGTAGAGGAAGATGCAATATTTCCACTTCCTGTTGTTAATGGTTCAGTAAACCGTATGCGCAAAGTTGGTAAACTTAACTTCAATGCCCCTGGACACCCAAGTTCCCAAGGTTCTTGGTTTGTCATTATGGGGCTGGATCCTGCCATGTCTGGCAAAACCGCTATGGTTGTCTATGCAATCAACCGAGAGACTAACAAGCGATACGTGCTTGATGTGTACAACATGGCTGAATCTACCCCACAAAAAATTGATAGCTTAATCAAAGAGTGGGTAGAGGTATACCAACCACAAGAGCTACGCATTGAAATCAACGCTTATCAGAAAGCTTTCTCGCTTGATGATCAGCTACGAATGTGGCTTGCAAGCCGTGGTACTGCGCTGCGCGAACACTTTACTAGCAAGAATAAGTGGGATGTTAACTACGGTGTAGCTGCAATGTCCTCATTGTTTGGTAGTATGCGAGATGGTAAGTTTAATAAAGATAACCTTATTGAGCTTCCCGATAACTCTAATGAGCATGTTAAGGCTTTGGTTAACCAGTTAATTACTTGGAAGGCTGACACTAAAGGACCTACTGACTGTGTTATGGCACTGTGGTTCTGTGAGATTAGAGCAAAAGAATTAATTCAACAAAGTAACTTTAGAACGGCTCACGCCAATAACAAGTGGGCAACAAGAAGAAACGTTGCCATGCAGGGTGTAGTAAACCTTGACGAGATGGCAATGGAAACATTGTCAGGTCTATACTAGGAAACTAAATGGCATTATCAACTGAGCAAGTTACCAATAAGGTATTGGCTCTAACACGCAGGTACGCTGAGCGTGACTTTAGAATGGCAGATATTACTGCTGTTCGTCGTGGAAACATGGAGTCCGTGTACCCAGATATGTTCCCAGAGGGCATGTCTCGTCCAATGATTGCCAACTTTGTTGATGTTGCTGCTCGTGACATTGCTGAAGTTCTTGCTCCCCTTCCTTCGTTTAACTGCTCTACTGCAAATATCAACTCTGATAAGGCAAAGAAGTTCTCTGACAAGCGAACCATTATTGCCAACAACTACATTGAGTTTTCTAATTTTCAAACTCAAATGTATACGGGTGCCGACTGGTACTTAACCTACGGATTCTTGCCAGTCTTTGTTGACGCAGACTTTGATTCAATGATGCCACGTATTCGCGTGGAAAATCCTATGGGTTCTTACCCAGAGTTTGATCGCTTTGGTCGTTGTGTTTCTTTTACAAAGAAGTACATTAAAACAATTCGTGAGTTAATTGTTGACTTCCCTGAATACGAACGCGCAATTCTTGGTGATGTTGGTCGAGATCTAAACGATCTTGATACCAATATGGAATTAATGCGCTATGAAGATGCTGATCAAATAGTTTTGTTTTTGCCACAGCGTGGCGATCTAATCCTTCGCAGAGCTAAGAACCCAATTGGCAAACTATCTGTTGTAGTTGCTCGTCGTCCAGGACTTGACCTAGATGACCCACGTGGTCAGTTTGATGACGTACTATGGGCGCAAATTGCCCGTGCTCGTTTTAGCATGTTGGCTATGGAAGCTGCAGAAAAATCTGTACAAGCTCCATTGGTTTTACCTAACGATGTATCTGAATTTGCGTTTGGTCCTGATTCAGTTATCCGTACAAATAATCCTGCTGGTGTACGCCGTGTAGCACTTGAATTACCTAATGGTGCATTCATGGAGCAACAGCTACTTGAGCAAGAAATGCGTATGGGTGCTCGTTACCCAGAGGGAAGATCAGGTAACATTGATGCGTCTATTATTACAGGTTCTGGAGTTCAAGCACTTCTTGGTGGCTTTGATTCGCAAGTAAAAGCTGGACAGCAGATTCTTGCTGAAACATTCCAGAAGGTTATAGAACTTTGCTTTGATATTGATCAAACTTTATTTGATGAAGAAAAGACTATGGCAGGTGTCTACCAAGGTGCGCCATACGAAATTAGCTACAAGCCATCTAAAGACATTAAGAATGATTACAGCATTCAAGTTCGTTATGGTGTTATGGCTGGACTTGATCCATCACGTGCACTTATCTTCTCACTACAGGCTTTGCAAGCTGGATTGTTATCTCGTGAATTTGTAATGAGCGAACTACCTTGGAGCATGAATGTTGGTCTTGAAAAGGATCGCATTGATGTTGAAAGAATGCGCGATGCTCTTGCAGGCTCTATTGGAGCATTAACTCAAGCTATTCCACAAATGGCAGCTAATGGAGCTGACCCTTCAGAAATCATTGAAAAGATTGCTACGGTAATTGACATGAAGAAGAAGGGTACTGCAATTGAAGATGCAGTAATGGAAATTTTTAAGAAGGAAGAAGTTGAAGCTAAAGAAGCTCCAGCTATGCCAGAACAACCTCAAGCTCCTGAAGAAATGCAACAGGGTGCTCCAGCACCTGCAGCAGAACAGCCAGCAGGTCAACCAGCAGGACCACCACCAGATGTTGCTAGTATTCTAGCCCGTCTGAGTGGTGGAGCATGACAGACGAAGAACGCTTAGCTTTATTTAGAAGTAAATTAAAAGACCTACTTGATGAGTACGGTAGTACGTTTCATCAAGATGGTGCTTTTTGCACTATGTACTTTGTTACTGCAGAGTTCTTTGATGGTGATGGTCAGTATTGGGCAAGCACAATATTTGATGATAAATCACCAATATGGCATGTAACTGGATTAATCCAACATGCATTAGAAAATGATTTTACTGAAGAAGAAGAAGAGGATTAGTTATGGCACAGCAAGGCGGTAAGCGACCAGTTCGCACTAAGACTCAAGCTAAACCAGTATCAGGTCCAGGTGCTCTATCACAACGTACAGACATGATGACTGCAAGTGATCCAAATGTTTATGGTGATCGTAAAGCTACAGAAGATTTAATGTCTGGTGCTCCAATGGCTAAGCGACCACGTGCTGTTCAACCAAACGTAACTACAATGTTTGCTCCATCTGAATTTCCAGACGAAGCTGTAACTGCAGGTAATCCAATGGGTGCTGGTCCTGGACCAGAAGTTCTTAATCTTCCTGCCCGTTCTTTTAATGCAACTCAAGTTTTAAGTCGTCTTGCACAAAATGATCCAACTGGTCAGGTTGAAATGATTCTTCAAGACTTAAACTCTAGAGGTATTGTTTAGTGAGTATGCAACCAGAAAGCATCTTTCAACCAGAAAGTATGTTTGGTGAAGTAACCAACTTACCTTCTGATGCTGCTAAAAGAAATCTTAATCCTGTTGTAGCAGAAGTTAACCCTGCTCTTTTTGCTGCAGGTGCTCGCACAAATCTTACTCGTGAAGAACGCAACTTAATTGAAAACTGGTCTACTGTTAAAAGTACCCATGAAAAATTAATGGCAATGAATAACAAAAAAGCTGCAGAATCTTTTAATAAACTGCATCCAGACTTACAAGTTGTTCTTCGTTCGTATTACAATATTGATTATGAAAACAAGCCTACAAGTAACATGCTTGTTGAAGATCCAGTAAAAAGAAAACTACTTGGTCTTGACAATGGTTTAAGTGTTGGAGATGTTTTTAAGTCTCCTTTTAGATTTTTATTTGCTGGTGCCGAACAGTACGTGAAAGCTTTTAATACTCCTTACTCAATGGCACAGCAGGCAGTAATTAATCGTGAAGATTTTTGGACTCGTTCAAATTTTGAAGCATCTTTTGATGGAGACTTTAATTACGATAACGAACTTGCAGAGTCATTAGTTCAAAAACATGGCAAGGCTGTTGGCTTTGCTGCAATGCATTTACTTGCTGGTAAAACTCCTGGTGAAATTATTGATGCTTGGGGTCCAAATGATGCGGAGATCCTCGGTGCAATTGATAAAGTATTTAATGAACCAGATGAGATGGCATCCATTATGGATGAATTTGATCGCGCACGTTTGTCTCCTGGGCGCAATGTCGCTCGCTGGGTAAACAAAAGTTTTGGTATTGATGCCGAAGAACATCCAGATTGGTTTAGATTTGGTTCTGGAAGTATTGATCTTGCATTTCAAATTTTTGCTGATCCATTAACTTATTTAAGTGCTGGTATTGTTACTGTTGGTAAAGCTGGTAAAATTAGTAAAGCACTTAAAACAAGTAGAGATGTTGTAGAACACTTTGCTAGACCAGAAGTTGCTCGTTACTTTACTGGATACGCAGAAGAAATTGGTAGCTACAAAAAAGCAGTTGACTCTGGCGATTCAATTAAAGCTGGTCAGATTAAGGAAAGAATTTCTAGAAAGTATGCAGAGCATGGTACTGATAAAGAAATTGATCTTTGGGCTGAAAGTGGCGTAATAGACTTTGACACATTTAAGAGTCAATTTACAGATGAAAATCCACAAAACTTTGCTAATTTAATACATGGTAAAGTTGCTGGCATTTCTTTTTCTAGAGAAGGTGCAGCGTTTGCACGTTCTACTCGTGAGTTTACTTTAGGTGCAAAACAAAAAGTTAGAGAATTTTTTACTGGTAAAGTAGACTTCGACGAACTAGATAAAGTTGGTGCGGAAAAACTACTTGACGATATGTACAAGGCTGGTTTAGATCGCACTGGTAATTTTGATTACACAGATATTGATAAAGTAATTAAAACAACCGCAGGTAAAGGTTTACGCAAATTTATAGAGCGTCAAACTTCTTTACATCCTGGAAACAAATCTATTTTTGTTGATGATGACAAGGTTATTGAAACCCTTGATGTTGTACGTGAACAAGCTTATTTAGCATTAGATGATAAAAGACTTGCTCATATGTTTACAGAGCATTTTAAAACAGCTACTCAACAACAAAGAATTGCATTAAAGAAAAGCCTTGACGAATTAACTATGCGTCGCGCTGGTGTTCATGGTATGCCAGGCGGTAAAGATTTTATGAATGGAATTCTTGACTTCCATTATGGTAGCCGTGGATCTTTTGCTAGTTCTGAAAGAATTGCAAAACCTTCTGCATGGAATCGTGGAGATGAAGTTCAAGAAGTTATGGGACCACTTCTTCCTTATCAATTAAAGGATGGAATTGCCCCACTTGACTGGCGCGTAATTTCTGAATTTGTTGCTAGAAGGTCGGAAAAAGATACATCTCTTACTGTAGAAAATGCAACCAATATTATTGGTGGAGCTTACAATAGCAAGATTGTTGGAACGCTTACTGATACTTGGAGTTTGCTAACTCTTATTCCACAGCTTGGTATTAGAACTGCAATTGACGAAGGTTTCTTTTTTGGTCTAACTGCAAATCTTGGAATGATGCGAGAGTTTTCTCGTGCAAAGAAAATTGGAAATGTTTTTAGCGCATACACTGGTAGCACTGCTGCTACTGGTCCACTAAAAAATATTCTACAGGTAATAGCTGGAAGAGTAACTGGTAAAGAATACGGTGCTGTTCGTGGTATCACTCAAGGTCAACGTGATGAAGTTTTTGCGGAAGCTGGAGAAAAACTACGAGAAGGTGTATACGCTACAAAGTATGAAGCCGAACAAGCTGCTCGTATAAAACTATTTGATATGGCTCTTACAAAGTATGGCAAGAAGTTGCCTGAAGAGTACCGAACAATGTTACACGATGCTGCTCGTTACAATCCAAATATTTTATCTCAAGTAAGTTCTTCAAATATTATTGATGCATTGTTGTCACGTCAAGGTTTACGTGGTACTACTACTGGATTAATTTCTAAGTCAAGCAATGATATATCGCTTGAAGAAGCTGGTGCAGTTGCTACTGGCATATTTAAGTCTATGGATCCACGGGACATGACAGATGCCCATATTCATACCGTTATGTTTGATAACTTTATTTCTGCATTCTCTTCTAAAGGATTTAGCTTTGGTGGAAAAGTTATACCAGAAGCAGATCCAGCAAGATTGTTTCTTGCTAACAATGGTTTAAGAACTGAAGAAGATTTAGTTAATGCTACAAATCAATTTTTGCAAGGTATTGGTTTTGAATTTAATGGAACTATCTGGCAAGTTAACAATAAAAAAGTTGGCGACGTAAAGAAGTTTCTTGAATCAAGTACTCACATGGCTAAGTTTGATGGCTTGCCTGATGTTGAAAAGGCTCGTTTATTTATTGAAGATGTTTTTTCAGATCTTTACGTTAGATTTCATGGTAATAGTTCAACCTTTAACGAAGAACTATACTCACTGTTTAAGCCATTTACTGATGGCTACATAAAAGATCATCGTTATTTAGTTGACCAAATTAAACTTGGTGAAGATGTTCTTCATCCTAGCGGTAAAGTTAAAATAAAAAGCTACAAAGAATTAGTAAAAGATAATCTTCCAGAAGAAAGAGTCTTTACTGATTTAGAATTTCACGTTAGCGACAATCTAGAATCTTGGCATCGCAAGTATCGCGATAAAGCTTTTGAAATGATGAGCCGTCAGAGCGATGATATCTATCGTCAACCAGCAGTGCATGCTCATTACATAACATATCGTAAAGAATCTAAGGCTGATGAAGTTGCTTATGCTAAAAACATTTATGATGAGCAAATTAAACAGGGCATTGACCCATCACAGGCTAAAGTTAACTCTGAAGAAATAGCTGCTAGGTTCTTTACTGATCGTGCTATGACAAGAGCTGCTAATCAAGTTCTAAAGTATGCGGATAATCCAGAAGTTAGAACTGTACTTGCATACAATATGCGAACTGTTGGTCGTTTTTACAGAGCAGTAGAAGATTTTCATCGTCGCATGTTCCGTCTTGTTAAGTACAACAAGCTAAGTACTATTTATCGCCTTCGTTTAATGGGTCAAGGTTTTGATTCTCTTGGTGCTGTACACGAAGACGAAGATGGTGAGCGATTTGTTGTCTTACCTATGGACGATATTATTTTTGGTGCAGTAGATAGCACAGTTCGTACATTAACTAACGGTGAATTTGGAGTTACTCAGCCGTTGTTTAATGATCTTACATTTAAGTTAACTGCTGGAAACCCTTCTTTCCAAGATGATGCTGGTATGCCGTATCTTTCAGGTCCTGCTGGTGCACTATCTATTTTGGGAGTTAAAACATTACTCAATAAGTTTGACCCTACCAAGCAATTTGCTGAAGACATTGATCAGATTGCACTTGGTCCAATGGGTGACAACGTAACTTTGCGTAGTGCTATTGCTCCTAAGTTTGTTAACAACATTTGGAAAATGCTATCTCCAGACGAGCGTTCACAACAAGAAGTTTCTGCTTATACTCAAGCTTTAAGTTACTACCAAGCTAATGGTTATGGTATTAATCCAACTGATTATGCAAGAGAAGATGGAACTATAGATCAGGCTGGACTAGATGAAGCAAAGCGCAAGTATCTAGCTGATGTAAAGATTTCTGCACATAACATTATTGTAACTCGTGCACTACTTGGAATGATTCTTCCATTTGCCGTTCAATCAAAAGATACTAAAGATCTTCCTACTTACTTAAAAGACAATGGTGTAGTAAGTATGAAGTCTAGTTTTTATGAAGTGCTTGATCAAGTTAAGATGAAGTATCCAGATGTAGAAGATCCTTATGAACTAGCTTATGCAACTTGGGTAGGCGACAATCCAGGCAAGACTGTTTATCTTGTATCTACAAATCAAGAAGGTGTCAAGCCATTAATTAAGTTCTCAAATGAAATGCAGAACTGGGCTATTAAGAATAAAGACTCCATTGATAAGTATGGTGCAGGTGCACTTATGTTTGCTCCTTACACTGGAGAATTTAATCCTGGTGTATACCAGTGGGCTGAAGCTGCTGGCATTGTTAACAAGGTTCCAGAAAATGCAAGTGTTTACGATTACATCAGCAAGTATTACGAAGATGTAATGCTTAAAGAATACGCAAATGCTTACTATGCAATCAATGATGAAGAAGAAGTGGATCTAAGAAACATTCCATTTTCAAATGCAAACTTGCGCAGGTCTTCAATTAAGGCATATGAAAGAAAGCGTAAGATATTGTTGCTTGGTGTTCCTGGTTTAGAGGATCACATTAGAAGCGGAGCAGATAATAGTGATGCTTCTGACTTTATTCAGTCAACATATAACTACGTTAACTCTCCAGATGCTGACTTAAGACCAGAAGTAAGAGACAAAATTAATACATCTTATGAGATCTACAATGAGTTTATTAATTATGCAAATCAAATTAGTTTGCTAGAACCTTCTAATGGTGCGGAACTAAAGCGGGCTAAAAAAGCAGAAGCAATAGAAAGAATTAAAAACCTTATTGATTCTGATCCGACCAAAACAGTTGAGCAATACTACAAGTATGGATTACTTAAGCTAATGAATTCAAAGTCACGTGATGCTCAAGTCACAATTAATCGCAATGTTATTAAGGGAGCAGGAAACTAATGCCACCAATAGGACCAACTCCTGAGTATTTAAAAAAGAAACAACAGCAAGCAAATAACATTGCCACTACTCCAGTTACAATTAATGCAACAGCTACAAATAACTTTTCAACTTGGGGCACAGGAACTCAACCAATTAAGTTTGGTCCAGATGCTTTTTCTTGGGACCCAAACAATGGTTGGCTTTGGAAAGGCAATGAAGGCGAAGGAATTAGTGTAGTTTTTATTGGCGATCAAACTGGAAAGTACATTGCTGAAACAATTAGCACTGAAGGCTTGACGGCAGGTTCTCCTATAACACTTGGTTCTGCAGTTCAAAAAGAATTACAAACTCGTATGGCTACACCTGGTGGAATTACTGCACTAAAAAATGTTTTAGCTGACAAACAAATTTATGGTAGCGAAAAGTATGCACAAACATCTTTAAGTTCAGGTGATGATGCTGATCCTTACTTTATGCAAGCTCTTCAAGATGCTCTTATTGCAGCAACTGGAACCAATACACGCTTATCAGCACAAGGTTCAAAGACTATTTTAACTCTTGATGATTGGTTAGCTCAAGCACCTAAGACTGGTATGTGGGAAACCACTGGTGGTGGTGGATCTGGTGGTACAAGAAAGACTATATCTCGCCAGAAGTTTCAAGTTGAAGACTACGATGTTGCTATTGATGAATTGTTTCAACGAACAATTGGTCGCGGTGCTACAGAAGATGAACTAAAAGATTTTGTTTCTAAGTTGCAATCATTTGGAGATAAAAATCCTTTAGTGCAAACTAGCACAGTATCTGGTAAGACTACTACTCAAACTCAGTCTGGTGGAGTAAGTTCTGATGCAGCTATGAGCATGATGAGAAAAGAAGCTTTAGCTAATCCAGAAGCAGAAGGCTACAATAAAGCTACGAAATATCTGACGTACTTTATGGAAGCACTTGAAAATCCAATTCAATTAGGTTCATAATGGCAGATAAAAATAAAATTAGTATTTATGAAACAGTCACGTCAAAAACTGATGGTAAAACTACAAAGAGTAAAACAAGACGACCACGACCTGGCAAAGCATGGACTGAAAAAGGTGCATTTTGGGTAAGACCAGCAGCACCTAAAGGTGACTTTGTATGGGACAACGACAGAGGTTGGATTGGTCAAGCTGAAAAAGCATCTCAGTTAACTGCTGGTACTGATTTTAATATACCACTTGCAGTAATTAGATCTAGTACTGGTGCTGGTAGCCTTAGTGAATTATTTGATAAAGCCTGGGCTGCCGAAAAGCGTGGTGAAGAATGGGGTCCAGATAAGTTTATTGTTGAGCTTAAAAACACTACTTGGTATAAAGAAAAAAGTGAAGCTCAAAGAAAGTATTACACTTTATCTAGGGATCCTGCTCAAGCAGCAGACTTTAATAAGCAAGTAGCTGGAAGTACAGCACAAGTAAAAGCTGTTGCTGGATTAATGGGTGCAAACCTATCTGATGCTCAAGCACAAGAACTAGCTAAAACTCAAATGCAGAATGGTTTAAACGATTCTGAATTAAGAAGTTTAATTTCTGGATACATTACTTTTTCTGGTCAAACCGATCAAGAAAAAATTGGTTCTTTATTTGGCGCAGCTGGTGAAGCTGAAGATGATATTCGCAATTGGGCTAAAAAGAATAACGTAACAGTTGCTGAAGATTGGATTCTTAATCAAGTAAGAGGAATTACTTCTAATTCTTTTGATGTTAATAAATCAAAAGACTATATTACAAATATTGCTAAGCAACAGTATTCAGCATGGGCTGACAAGTTAGATAACTTTAATAGTGTAGAAGATTTAGCTGCTGGTTATCGTCAACGTATTGCTGCAGAACTTGATGAAAGCATCGATAAGATTGATCTTAAGAATCCTTTTGTAGATAAAGCAATGAGAGCTACCGATGATAAAGGTAGACCAATTAGTGATGAAGCTGTAGTAAAAGACTTACGTAAGACAGATCAATGGGCTTCTGTTATAAAAAACAAAGACAAGATCTTTAGTGTAGCAAATGATGTACTGTCTACTTTTGGAATGAGATAGCATGGCTGGTTGGGAAGACTTCAAACAAATATTTATTGATAATGGTTTGTCTGAACTTGCAGATGTTATTACTCAGCTTGTTGCCGATTATGGTGCAGAATCAGGAAGTATAATTTATTCTGAATTGCGCAAGACTGAACCATACAAAGCTAGATTTAAAGGAAACTTTGATCGTCAAGCTGCAGGTAAGCCAGTTATTTCTGAAGGTGAATATCTTTACCAAGAAAGAATGTACGAAGAAACCATGAAGGCTTATCAAGCTGGTGGTTTAGCTACACGTCAAAACTTTGCAAGCTTTATTGCCAATGATGTTTCGCCAAATGAGTTAAGTAAAAGATTTACTAATGCTTATACTCGTGTGCAAAACGCAGTTAACTCTAATGACAAGCCACTTGTTGACGAACTACGCAAGCTTTATCCAGGTATTACCGATAATGAAATTGCCAATAGCTTACTTCTTGGGAAAGAAGGTTCAGACTATCTAAAGAATAAGATTGATATTGCTGAAGTTAAGGCTGCAGAAACAGAGACTGGCATTAAGTCAGAGCTAGGTGCAGAGTTCTTAACATCTCAAGGTCTAGATAGAAGCAAGGCAAGAATTGGTCTGTCTAGAGTTGCAGAACAAAAAACTGGTATTGAACAAGCATCTCGCATGTTTGGTGAAACTAGTACCGAAGGTTTACAAAAAGAACTTGAACAAGAAAATCTTCTTGGTCAAACCAGTAAGCGCACCAAGCGTTTAGCCTCTCAAGCTCGTGCAGAGTTTGGTGGATCTTCAGGTATTAAAACTGGATCATTAAGTCGCAAGGCTCAAGTATAAACTCTCGTTGGATCAACCAGCCCCAACGACGTAACAGACTGGTAGTGGAAGCCAAGCTATATTCCCCGTATAGCTTTGTGGTCTGCGCTTAACCGATGAATAAGGGAGATAGTTACGATGAGTAACAACAATGAATGGTACGAAGACGACGATGACTTCTTAGAAGAAGAAGATCAGACTGGTGGATTACAGAATCTACGTAAGGCTGATCGCGCTAAGTCTAAGCGTATCAAGGAACTAGAATCTGAACTAGAAGGTTTACGTAACTTTCAACGTCAGTCTGTTGTTAGTTCCGTTCTCAATGAAAGAGGAGTTAATCCTAAGATCGCTACATTTATTCCATCAGATGTTGCTAATGATCCAGAATCAATTAGTAAATGGTTGGATGAGTACGGTGAAGTCTTTGGTGTTCAGCCACAAGCTCAGCAACCTATGGTAGATCAAGAAAATCTATCTACACTGCGACAGATTGATGCTGCGATTGGCTCTGCTCTTTCTCCTGACGATGTTAATGATGTGTTCTCACGCATTAACAATGCTCAGAGTGCTGAAGAATTACTGGAAATGATTTACGGCACAGAATAATCGTAATAATCATACAACCCCTAAGGAATAATCATGGCTGTAACAGGCTTATCGGGTGGTTCCGCCAATACTAATGGCGGTCTCGGTGGTGGTGCTTACTCAAGTGCCAACAACGTAGGAACATTCACCCCATCTAACGGTGCTGGTCTAGTTCAGAAGGCTTACGATCGCCTTGTTGAATTTGAACTACGCGCTACCCCATTGCTACGTTCAGTAGCAGACAAGAAGCCTGCTCGTCAGGCTATGCCAGGTTCATCTGTAGCTCTACAGATTTACAACGACCTAGCTAAGGCTACTTCAGTTCTTTCTGAAGAAGTTGATCCAACTGCAGTAGCACTTGGTACTCCAGATATCGTTACTATTACTCTAAATGAGTACGGTAACTCTACTCTTGTAACCAAGAAGCTTGGTCTTCTATCACTTGCTGATGTAGATCCTGCTGTTGCTAACATCATTGCATTCAACATGGCTGATAGCATTGATGATCTAGCACAGAACGCTCTGCTAACTGGCAGTAACGTACTATACGCAACTGGTGGAACAACCACTGCAACTACAACTTCAGGAATCACTTCAGATGATACACTATCTGCTGCTGATATCCGTAAGGCTGTAGCTAAGTTGCGTAGCAACAAGGCTAACGGACGTAAGGGTTCACTTTACTGGTGTGGTATTCACCCAGAAGTTTCCCACGACCTTCGTGCCGAAACTGGTGCTGCTTCATGGCGTAACCCACATGAGTACCAGAGCAACGATGCAATCTGGGCTGGCGAAATTGGTCAGTTTGAAGGTGCATACTTCATTGAGTCTCCTCGTCTGTACACTGCTACAGATGGTGACAGCTCAATCAAGGTATACCGTACTTTCCTAGCAGGACAGCAAGCACTTGCTGAAGCTGTTGCTGAAGAACCACACGTAGTCATTGGTCCAGTTGTGGACCGCTTGATGCGTCAGCGTCCAATCGGTTGGTACGGTGTTCTAGGACACGCTATCTACCGTCAGGAAGCGTTGTACCGCATTGAGTCTGCTTCTAGCATTGCCTAGTTAGTGACTAGCTTCATTCCCACCCACAAGGTGGGAGTGTTGCTAGGTACTGAAAGGGATTAAATGTCTTACCTATTTGTACCACCAGTGGTTGACGAAGGACCTATGGGTGGTAACTGGCTATTTGCTCGTTACACACGCAAGCAAGGTGTAACTGTTTACCGTGTTGATGGAGAATTCTATGAAGATAGATTTCCGTCACAAGATGATCTTGCTATTGCTGACCTTGTTTATCTTGGAGGACATGAGTATGTCGTTACTGAAGATGAGAAAGATGCTCTTGAGTCGGTTGGTTATGAGGTGTTTGAGCTATGACACTGATAGAGTCATTGACAGTTGTGTCGTTAAGTATCGGTATCCTGACCGTACTGGGTAAGTTATTAATTGTAACTCCATTAAAAGCTTACATTAAAGAACAGACACATCCTATCCAGCCATCTGCCAACGGTGGTCGTAGCCTTCCAGACGTAGCTAAGGCTGTAGACAGAATTGAAAAGCGTTTAGATGAACACATTACATTACATCTTAAGGATGAACTATGAGTGGTAAGTACAATATTGTAGCTGAACAAGGTGCTACCTTTAATCTAAACTTTCGCGTTGAGACTGATGGTACTCCGTGGAATTTAACTGGCTATACATTTGCTATGCAAGTTCGTCGTTCTGCTAACGATGCAAATACTTTACTTAATATTACTACTGCAACAATGACTTCTGTTGGTCGTGTATCTGCAACTGTTAATGCTACTACCATGTCTGATGTGCCTGCTGGTCGTTGGGTTTATGACATTGAACTGACATCTTCTGGTGGACAAGTTACACGAATCTTGGAGGGTCGCTTTATTGTAACAGCAGAGGTGACACAGTAATGCCAGACTACACAGTCATTATTGAAGAAGAAGTTACCGCTACTACTGTTACTATTGAAGAGACAGTTACGGACATTATTCTTGGTGAAGAAGTTCTACAAGAAACTGTTGTTATTGTTGACAACGCCCAAGGTCCGCAAGGAGCTATTGGAACTACGGGAGCAACAGGACCTACTGGTCCAGCAGCAACTATAGCCGTAGGAACTGTAACCTCAACTGGACCCACTGGAACTCCAACAATTACTAATGTTGGTACTTCTGGTACAGCAACATTTGACTTTGTATTAAAGCAAGGTCCTACGGGACCAACTGGTGCGCAAGGAATTCAGGGTATTACTGGTCCAACTGGTAGCACTGGTGCTACTGGTAGTACTGGTCCTACAGGAGCTACAGGGTCTACAGGACCCACAGGTAGTACAGGTGCGGACAGTACCGTACAAGGACCTACAGGTCCTACTGGAGCTACTGGACCTATTGGAGCCACAGGTTCTACTGGACCTCAAGGTGATCAAGGTATTCAAGGTATTACGGGACCAACTGGTCCTCAGGGTATTCAAGGAGTTACTGGTGCAACAGGACCTACTGGTCCTACGGGGGCAACAGGTGCTGACAGTGTAGTTGTTGGACCTACAGGTCCTACTGGAAGTACAGGACCAACGGGTCCTACGGGAGCTACTGGTTCAACTGGTGCTACTGGCATCATGTCTTCCACTTACCAGACAACTGAACCTGGCTCTGGTACTGCTGGTCAGATTTGGATTGACTCAGATAGTGATGCTCTTTACAACTTTACTCCAACACTTGCCGTAACAACACGATGGGTAAAAACTGCTACTTCTGGACAAACAGTTTTCAGTGGCATGGGAGATAACAGCATCTCATTAACATATACTCCAGCAGAAGAGCAAGTATTTCTTAATGGTGTTCTTCTTGTTCGTGGCTCTGATTATACTGCTGCTGATGGACTTGCTCTATCATTAGCATCTGGTGCTGCACTTAATGATGTAGTTGAAGTACATTCACGTGTTCTTCAAGGTGTTGCTGATACCTATACTCAGGCTCAAGTTGATGCTAAATACTCAAGTTACACTGTCTGTACTTCTACAACACGACCAGTATCTCCATACGCTGGTCAAAAGATTTATGAAACAGATAAGAAAGCATCTTTAACTTGGGATGGAACTCAGTGGACAATGGCTTCACGTCCAGGTGAAATTCTTGAAACTATTTCTAGTCCTTGTGATGGTTCATCCGTAGTTGGATATAATGGAACATACACATTTCAGAATGTAAATACTAGTCAGAATCTAACTAACACGTACGCAAATTTAACTGGATCTGTTATGTCCTACACACCTCCTCCAGGAACAAAACAAGTTAGATACAGATTTAACTATCACGTTGAATGGCCAGGTTCAGCAAGCGCGCATGCTATTTCACACTACAGGTTTTACATTGGTGGAACAGAAGTTAGTGGTGTTAGGTACAACTTAAATGGACAATACATTGCCAACAGAGCAACCTTTGAATGGGTAATTAATATCGGAGGAACTGCAAATACTGATACTGGTCGTCAAGCAACTTGGACGACAGCAAAAGAATTTAAAATAATGGCTAGAGCATATGTTGATGGAACCAATGATGTAACCGCTCATTTAACTTATTACTGGGATGCCGTTGGTGGTTCAACGCAACTATCTATACCAACTTTAACGATTGAGGCGATTGGGTAATGTCTAGAGCGAGAAACAATGCAAGCGGTGCAATGCCTGGAAATGTTATTCAATTTAATAACATTCGTGTTGATGCTCAGTATGGTTATACTGCTTCTTCTACTACTGGAAGCGGCACGGCTATGACTCCATTTGATATGACCATTACTCCCAAGTATGCTAATTCAAAAATAATGGTTCAATGGGAAATACATTATGAAGCGCAATACGGTGCAGTATTTGTAATTTGGAAAAATGGTTCTTTATCAAGCAATGGATACAACACTTCTTCTGGTAATACTAACTGGAGCTCCTATGCTGCAACTGCTTATGATGGTGACGTAGCAAGTACACCTAATAGAATTACAATAACTTATGTGGATACTCCAGGAACTACTTCTCCAGTTACATATGGATTAGCAGTTAGAAGTGCTGGTGCTGGAAATCAGGTAATTTATATTAACAGACCGTTTTCTAGCACTGGTGCAAATGATTATGAGGTTGGTGTGTCAATGGGATACATTCAGGAGATTGCACAGTAATGCCAGCATCAAGAGTAGGTTACGTTTACGACACAGCCGCAGCAGATTACATTCCATTTACAGGACCACCAGCAGCACTGCCATCGGGTATGCTAACAATGACTGCTGCT